CAAACCATCTGTATTCGCCCCTTCACTTGACGACGAAGTGGTATAGAGCGTTGCCCCAGCCCCACGTAACCTATCCTGCACGATAATATTGCCTATTACTGCAGAATCACGCTCTTTGCATATCACCGCATCTGTCGCAAACCCCACACCCGTAACTGTAGCAGTAGCGCCAGTACCAGTTCGTACAATTGCGTTGTACACACTAGTCCCACTTGTAGGCACTTTCATTGGGCCTCTACGAATGGCTATGTAGATGTAGTCATTTCCCACAGCGTCTGCTGTCCAAACAAAACCAGTTGCGGTAGGCGAAAATAAATTATTGTTAGATTCTGCACCTGATGTATTGGCATTTAATCGTGCAGGGCCAGCAGACCCAACAACCATTCCTCTCATAGTATCTATAATTTGCCAATTACTTCCTCCCGAAGAACTTTTAACTAGAATCCACTGAGGCTCATATCCTAGTGTAACTGCTGTATTCGCAGTTCCCTCAAATGTCCCACACGAAATCACATTGTCTGTACCAGTCAGGCCAAAGCCTCCTGCGTTGTGGGCGAATAGGTAGGCTACGTATGTGCCATCAGTATCATTGCAATCAGAAGTCCCACCAATAGTAAAAACTGTGCTTGTAGGGTCTGTGTTATTCCAAGGTGACGAACTTGTAACAGCAGCAAATGTGCCATCAAGGCACATATATTTTGTGCCACCAAGTGAACGATGGTAAATAAACCAATTGTTTACACCGCCTGTAGAACCACCACCAGTTTGTTTTACAACTATAAAGCCTGGTACAGACCCAAGGTTATGGGCCACAGTACGACCTGCTGTGCCATTACCCGTATAAGTCACAATATCAAAGAACTTTGGTTGCTTGCGAAATGTCCATGAGACAAAAGTTAAATCAGGACTATTATTTTCATCATATAGATTAACTCCATAACCATTTGTATTGAATGAAGTTATAGCCCCCCCACCACCACCAAGAGATTGATTGCCATCAGTAGTATTTGATTTAATTACTTGTGTTTTGCTACGAGCAGTATCTATCAACCAATGGTTAAAAGCGTAATTTCTACCTTTAGTCCAAACTAAACCACCCTTAGTAGACAAATCAATACCATTGGTAATAGTCTGAGCCGAACCTGTACCAGTGTAAAGGTATGTGCTGAACACTTCTTCAATATATGCTGGCACAACAGGAACACCGCCACCAAAGGCATCGTAACTAGCCGCACCAGAAGTTGCTTGTAATGGCATGGTTTAAGCCTTAAATTGTGTGTTGCTTGCCAAGACTGTGAACGTAGCACTACCTGTCTTGATAATTAAATAACGATAACTGTCTATTCCACTAGCATTTCCCGCAGTAGGTGCACCACCTAACCAACGTGTCGTAACACCAGATGTAGTGCCATCAACTTGAACAGCAGAGTTGTAATAAGCAGTAGCACCTTGAGTGACTAAGAAAGCCACAGTCATTGATTGACCTGTACTCATCAAGGTATTTAATGACGTACCGCTAGAGCCTCTAAAGTTAACTGTCCAGTTAGCACTTGCGTTGCTTGTGTAGTACAGAACAGACTGAGTTGTAATGTCGTAGTTAATTGTGCCAGTAGCTGCTGTAGCTGATACTGTAGCCACCTCTGCTGCATCGTTTAGGACAATGGCAGTAGCTGATGATGAACCTGAGAAGGTCTGAGTAGCAGTAAAAGAGTTAGCAACATTAACAACAGGAATATTAGCTCCTGCTAATGTAGATGCACCAGTACCACCATTAGCAATAGGAAGTGTACCTGTTACATTAGTTGCAGCATTAACAAATGTTGTTGAGGTTGAGCCTGTACCACCATTAGCAATAGGGAGTGTTCCAGTAACACCTGTTGTTAAAGGTAAACCAGTTGCATTAGTTAATGTCGCACTTGTTGGTGTTCCAAGAACAGGAGTAACAAGAGTAGGTGATGTGGATAATACTAAATCACCTGTTCCTGTTGAAGTTGTTGCTCCCGTACCCCCACCTGAAACAGCGAGGATACCATTAGAGTCTACATTATCTGCTATCTTAGATAGGTTACGTGGGATACTCATTTATTACTCCGGTTGTGTTGGCCAAATAATAGTCCAAGGGAATCCCTCTTGTGAAGGGATATCTCTTAATGCTTGGCAGTAGTCTTTCCACTCTTGTGAAGGGGTCATATCACTACGAAATCTCCAATCAGTTGCTGACAACTTAGTATCACGTTCATTACGAACAGACTTAGCATGTTCAGCATCTTTAAATGCCTTATAAGCCGCCTCATTTTCAGCCGCTGTTTTAGCAGGAGATTCACCCATTGCTGGTGTGTCTGTAAAGATAGGTCCAAGGATATGTTTAGTATACCATTTACCTTCTATCTCTTCAACACCAGCTTCCTGAGAATACTGATATACAGTACCCCCAGTTGCCTGTGGACCTTCTAATACAACATCAGCACCTAGCTCGTTAATAAGATCTTCTGATAGCTGTTGTGGTAAGGATGTGTTAGGGAATAATGTACGGAATTCATTCTCATACATTATTTGCCCTGTTGTTTTAATTCTAATTTTCATGATTGTTCCTTATGCGATTGCTAAGAAGATGTATGTGCCACCACTTGCATTGATAGCGGCTAAGATAGCTGAGTTCAATGCAAAGCCTGTTGAAACTGAAGTTACAGAACCAAGCGTTGCTACTTCAGCCCCCGTAGTATTCATGAGTAAATAGGGATCTGTCAATGTAGTCATGCCACGGGCTGTGTCGTAAACATACCAATCACCCGTTGAGTCTGTACGTTTGATAAGAACGAATCTTGCACCATTTGTGAATCCACAGTTGATGGTTTGTGTTGTTCCATTACCTGTGTATGAGCCTACTTTGGAAACACCTGCCGCTGTTGCAAACAAATAAGCGACATATGTTTGGGCAGATTGGCTTGTGTAATAACCAATCGTAAACTGAGTTGATGTTGGTGTTGTATCGTTCCAAATACCACTAAAAATAGCAGCCGCTGGTGTATCGTTTAAAATCAAATATTTATTGTTACCAGTAGAAACTGAGTAAACAAACCAAGATGGGCCTGTTCCAGCAGTCCTTTGTTTAACAATCATCAACTCAGGGACAGCACCCAAGTTATGCGTCAAGGCTTGAGCACTTCCCGTCCCTGTATAGCAAACAATGTCGAACACAGATGGGGCACGTTTAATTAAATAGTTTACATAGTTTGTACCGACTAAATTTACGAAAGCAGCACTAGTTGTTCCTGCTGTAATATTAAAACCATCTTCTGTAAATGCAGATATGTACCCTAGACCGGGTGAAATACCTGACGCACCTTCAGCGCCCGTGCTTGATGCAAGTAATTCTCTATTAACCCCCAAACCTCTCAAACGATCTTCGGTATAAACTGCCCTTGACCATCCCGCATTATTTTGACGATACAAATTAAATACTAAATCAGAAGAAAAACCAGCACCTGTGATAACGCGACTTGCACTATCCCCAGCGTAAGTAATAGGCGCAAACACCTTAGTCGCACTCGTAGGCACTTTCATCGGGCCTCTGCGAATGGCTATGTAGATGTAGGTTTGACTTGTTCTGAAATTACCAATACTGTTAAAGCCTGTTGAAGTTGGCCCTAAATCATTGGTATTTGAATTTTCTGCGTCTGAAGTGTTTGCCACAAGTCGTGCAGTTGCCGCTGTTGGTTGCGTAACCATGCCACGCATATTGTCATACAAGTGCCAGCCCTGTGTAGCATCAGTCGTGCTTTTAATTAAAAGCCATTGTGGTTCATAACCAAGATTGACAGAAAAACTACCGCCTGAATCAGAAGCAAAAGTCCCGCACGAAATCACATTGTCTGTACCAGTTAAACCAAAGCCTCCTGCGTTGTGGGCAAAGATATAGGCTACATATTCAACGCCATTTGTGTTTGTGTTTCCACCTGATGAAACAATTAAACTTCCTGCGCGATTTGCATTTACCCAAATATCTGTTAATCCAGGGCCAAGACCACCTGATGTATATGCTTTTGTACTGTTTAAAAAAAGCCCATTATTTGGGCCAGTTACTGATAAAGATCTGTGACCAACATACCAATCACTACTTGTACTTGTTGCTTTAACTACTGCCATTCCAATTTCATACCCAACATTGGCAACTTCTCTGTTTAAAGTTCCGTTTCCTGTCCAAGTCACAACATCAAAGAACTTTGGTTGCTTGCGGAATGTCCAAAAAACATCTTTTGCGCCAGTACCATTTAAATATGGAGTGTTATATCCAGCTCCTAAAGTAAATCCATTATTGTTAAAAGAAACTAAATCGTTTATAGAAGATGATGTTGTTTGAGCGTCTGTATATTCTGGAAATAAGGTTTTTGACCTGCCTCTAACAGTATCCCATATAGCATGACTTGAAAAATCAGTTCTATTTTTAGCCCAAACCATTCCACCTTTACCAGACAAATCAATGTTGTTTATTACTGACATACTTTGACTAGTTTCCGTCAAAAGCCATGTGCTAAACACATCCTCAATGTAATTAGCACTAGAAGAAGCTATTTGTGATCCTTGTGAATTAAACATATAAATCCTTACAAATAATTTTGACCAGCATTACTGCCCCACCAATATGTGCCATCACCAACAAAAACAAATTTGTCACCCTTAGACGCAGTTGCGGTAATAGTAGGTGCTGTTCCTGCTGGCCACTTTACAGAGGCTGGCCAAGTAGCAGTACGTGCTCCTGTTG